CAACTGCTCAAGGACGGCGCCATCGACTCGATGTCGATCGGCTACATCCCGGAATCGGACACAAAAACTATCGACGGCGTGCGTCAGCTCAAGGCCGTCGATCTGCTTGAAATCAGCCTTGTCAGCCTGCCCATGAACGAGGAGGCCCGCATCACTGCTGTCAAAGCTGCAGATCCCCCGCCCGTTGCTACCGGGCCCAGCATCGCCTCCCTGCATCTCAAGATTGCTCGACGTCGGCTCGAGCGCATTGGAGTATTGCGATGAGCTCTCCCAACGGGACCGTGGACACCGTCTACAAAGCCGAGCCGCTGTTCACCAAAGAACAGATCGGCAACATGGTCATGCCCGAAGTGCAGGCCAACATCAAGGACCAGTACGAAAAGGCCGAGGCCATCGAGCGACGCTACGACGGCCTGATCACCGACACCGAGGACGAGCACCAGGTCAAACGTCACCTGCTGACCGTCGACGCACTCATGGACTATGAGGGCAAGTTGCGCGACGCGCTCGAGCGCAAGGAGCGCACGCGCGTCGGCCTGGACAACTACTCGCGGCCTGCCACGCCGCATGTCCAGCCAAACAACCAGGTCCCGCAACTGCTCAGCCCCGGCGACCAGTTCATCCGCTCGGCCGAGTGGAACCAGCTCCGCAAGTCGGGTCGGTTCGAGTCGTCGCTGCACCGCAACGAGTTCGCGGTGATGCTGTCGCAGGGGACCAGCCTGATCTCGTGGCAGCGCGCGCTCGAGCAGAAAACGATCATCAACTCGGGCTCGGGCTCAGCCGGCGCGATGGTCTTTCCGGACATCCAGCCGGGCGTGGTGAGCATCCTGCAGCGCGAGATCAACGTGCTCGACCTGATTCCGCGGCTGGGCACCGATTCGAACGTCGTCGAGTGGGTCCGTGAGACCACCTTCACCAACGCGGCCGCGCCCACGCCTGAATCCACGGCCACCACCGGCACGACCGGTACGAAGCCCGAGTCGACGCTGCAGTACCAGGCCATGACGACCAACGTGCACACCACGGCGCACTGGGTGCCAGTCACGAACAATGCACTCAACGACGCGCCGCAGATCCGCGGCATCATCAACTCGCGCCTGCTGCTCGGCCTGACGCTGACGCTCGAAACGCAGATCGTGAGCGGTGACGGCACGGGCGAGAACTTCACGGGCATCCTCAACGCCGGCATCATCAACCAGCCGCTGGGCACCGACAGCACGCTGGACGCGGTTTTCAAGGCGCGTACCGCCGTCCGCGTGCAGGGCCACGCGCGGCCCAACGCCATCGTGATGCACCCGTATAACTGGCAGACGGCGCGACTGGCGCGTGAGAACACGGCCTCGGCCACGCTCGGCGGCTACATGATGGGTCCGCCCAGTATGACCGGCGCGACCACGCTGTGGGGCTTGCCGGTGGTCGAATCGGAGGCCATGACGCAGGGCACGGCACTCGTGGGCGACTTCGCCATGGGCTGCACGCTGTTCGACCGCGAACAGGCGAATATCCGCGTCGGCCTGGTGAACGACAACTTCATCCGCAACATGCAGACGATCCTGGCCGAATTGCGCGCGGCGTTCATCGTGTGGCGGCCGACCGCGTTCGCGAGGGTGACAGGCGTGACGTAGTGGTGAGCTACGCCACGCTGGCCGAATTCAAGGCCGCGGTCACCATCGCCGACACGGTCGACGACATCGACATCCAGCGCGCGCTGGATGCGGCCACGGCCTGGATCGATCACTACACCGGTCGTACCTTCTCGGCGGTCGACGCCAGCGCCAGCGCGCGCTACTTCATGCCGTACGACGTCGACCGTCTGGACGTGCCCGACCTGACCAGCGTGACGGCCCTGGACGTCGACACCCAGGGCGACGAGACCTTCAGCACGAATATCGCGCCCGGGTATATCGATCTGTACCCGTTGTATCTGGCGCCCAATACCGGTGGGTACACCCAGATTCGACTCAAGCCGACCACGCCGCCCATGTCGGCGTTCATCGTCGGTGAGCAGGTCCGCGTCACGGCGATCTGGGGCTTCGGCGCGACCCCGGCCGCGGTCACGCAGGCGTGCATTCTGATTGCCAATCGCTGGTTTACGCGGTTGAGCGTTCCGTTTGCCGTGTGGCAGGCGCCCCAGACGGGCGAGTTGGCCACGCTGGGCGCGCGTGACCAGGACGTGGTAAATCTGCTCGCGCCGTACATGACGCCGAGCGGCGCCGGCATGGCCGGCACGGGTACCTGGGTGCTCGTATGAGCGTGCAGCTCGGACCGGAGTGGGAGGCGTTTCTGGCGCGTCTGCAGACGACGCCCGAGCAGATGGAGCGCGACATGCGGCGGACGCTGCAGGCCTCGCTGCTGCTCATCGAAGCCGACGCCCGACAGATCGTGCCCCAGGACACGCGGCGTCTTGCAGGTAGCATCAATGGCCGCATCACGGGGACCTACCCGAATCTCATTGGCGAGGTCGGCCCTGACGTGAACTATGGCCGGTTCGTCGAATTCGGCCGTCGCCCCGGCGCCAGGATGCCGCCGGTCGATGCGCTCATCGGCTGGGTCACGCGGCACTGGTATGCCGCGTTTATCGGGCCGCTCCGCCAGGGCCAATTGCGACCGCGGCGTGCCGCCGGGCCGGGTGTTTCGCAGGCGATGATTCGCAATCGAGCATTCGCGCTCGCCCGCGCTATTCAGCGCAGGGGCATCCCACCGCGGCCGTTCATGGTGCCGGCTTTCGAGCACAATCGTGCGCGCATCGAGGCCGGCTTCGCGCGCATCGGCCTGCGCGTCGTCGCCCACCTGGCTGGCCAGCCACTGCCTTGACTGAGCCGACCATCGATCAGATCCAGTCGGCCATCAAAGCCCGCCTTGGCACGATCACCTCGCTGCGGGCTTACGCCACCGAGCCCGACAAACCAAACTTTCCGTGTGCGTATCCGCGTCTGGTCGACTGGACGTTCGACTACGACTTCGACCACACGACGCTGTACCACTTCGATGTCTGGGTGCTCGTCGGCCTCGAGCCGGGCTTCGATCGCGCCCAGACGTGGCTCGATCCGTACCTGTCGCCGGCGGGCGCCAATTCCATCAAACTGGCCATCGATGCCGATCCGCGCCTGGGCGGTACGGTCGCCTCGGCGCGTGCGACCGGCGGCGGTGCCTACGGCCGCGTCGACGTGGCTGGCACGCCGGCTCTCGGTGGCTCACTGCGTATCGAGGTCCTGACGTGACGCCATGGTTGTCGGTAATCATTCCGACCATCGGCCGCCATTCGCTCGCCGACACGCTCACCTCATTGCGCCTGCAACCCGAGAGTGAGGGCGTCGAGGTCCTGGTGGTGGCCGACACCTACCAGGCCGCGGGCGCGCAGTTCGACTATGTGCACAAGCATGTCGAAGATCTCGGCTTCGCCTGGCTCGAGCATGACGCCGGCCTGCACTGCGTCGGCCAGCCGCAGCGCACCTTCGGCTCGAAAGTGGCGGCTGCCCCGTGGATCTGGTTCTGCCAGGACGACAACATCGCCGCGGTCGACTCGCTGGTGGCCATCGAGCTGGCCATCGAGGAGCAGCCCCATCCGCGGCCACTGTTCCTGCGAACGCGGGCGTACTGGGGCGACATCATCTGGCGCGCGGAGGCTCTGGCGCTGGGCAACATCGATGCCGACTGCCTGGTGTTGCCGCGCGAGATCGCACGGCGTGTCGAGTGGGGCCTGCGGTATGAAGGCGACTATGACGCCGCACTTCAGGCGCAGGAGTTGAGCGGTGGCGACGTGGCCTGGATCGACCAGGTCGTGAGCGTGGCGCGGCCCGCGACGGAGCAGCTCTGGTGGCGGTGAGCATCGGCACGGTGCGCTTGAACATCGGCAGCGGTGACTTGCCGATGCGCATGCCGGGCTGGGTCAACATCGATGAAACGCAGTATGTCGGGGTAGATCTGGTGTTGCGGGTGCCGCCGTTGCCGTGGGCCGACGACAGCGTGAGCGAGATCTACGCCGGGCATTTTCTCGAACATCTCGAGCGAGAGGAGGCGCACGTTTTCTTAGGCGAGTGTTTTCGTGTCCTGCAGCCGCTTGGTCGCCTGGGCGTGCTGGTGCCGGACATGGCCGAGTGTTTCCGCCGCTACGTGGCGGATGAGCCGGCCCCGGCCGAGTTCCCGGCGGGTCGCCGACGCGATCTGCGCGACCTGGACGAACTCAACGAGATGATTATTTTTTCGACGAGCCAGCCATCGCATCACCGCTGGTCGTACGACCTGGCGACACTGTCGCGCGCGCTCGAGCGGGTGGGCTTCGTGGTCATCGGTGAATTCGATCGGTTCCGCGACCCGCGCGTGGCCGTGGGCGCGTGGTACCAACTCGGTCTCGACGCCATCAAACCGTAGGAGGTTTTCTGTCATGCAACTCGCAGGTGCCAACGACGCGGCCAATCGGCCAGACCCGACCTGGGAAACACCCCGCGGCACGCCGCTCGGCGTGCCCAGTATGCGCGTGCCGCCGTGGGAGACGACGCCGAGAGGTCAGGCCGGCTCGCGCCGCGGGAACGGCTCGAGTTTCCCGCAGCTCACCGACCCCTCGATTCGTGTGTCGGGTGCGCAGCTCACCGATCCGAGCACGCGCGTGAGCGGGATGTGAGACTGCTGCTGGTCGGAGCCGGCGCGAGCTTCTCGACAAAAGACGTCGAGCAGGGATATCTGGCTGCGCTCCGATCAGCAGGCATCGAGGTCAAGTACTACGCGCTCGAGGCGCGCCTGGACATCGCCCACAACTGGCTGGAGAAACTGTGGCGCGCGCGCGGGAAGGTCGCCGACCAGCGGCCGACGTGGCCGGACACGGTGTATCGCGGCAGCATCGAAGCGCTGGAGATGGCGCTGCGCTACGACGTCGACTGGGTCTTCGTCATCAGCGGCATGTACTTCCATCCAGACGTGCTCGAAATGCTGCACCGGGCGCGCCTCAGGACGTGTGTGCTGCTCACCGAGTCCCCGTACGAGGATGAGGCCCAATCGCGTCTGGCGGCCCTGGTAGACGTCGTGTGGACCACTGAGAGAAGCTCAGCCCAGCGGCTGGGCGCCGGCTACCTGCGCCACGCCTATGACCCCGAGCGGCACTCGAGTTATCTGCCGATTGACATCGACGTGCCGGCGCACGACGTGGTCTTCGTCGGCACCGGTTTCGAGGAGCGCATCGAGCAGCTCGCGGCGGTCGACTGGACGGGCATCGATCTGGGCCTGTACGGCACCTGGTCACTGCTCGGCTCACGACACAAACTGCGCGCGTACGTCCGCGGTGGGCCACTCAACAACGAGCGGGCCGTAAATCTCTACAGGCGGGCCAGGATCGGACTCAATCTGCATCGGACGTCCCAGACCTTCGGCCGCGGCGTCGTGCACGTAGCGGGCGCACAGAGCCTGAATCCGCGGGC